CCTGAACACTGGGTTGACGCTTCCGAACTTGAATCACTGGATAGTGCTGGGCGGGGTACGTTTAAAGATGATTGCGATGGTCACGCTTTGGCTTGCAGGTATCAGTGCAGAAAATTACAAATCCCTAATCGACTCGTTTTTTGTCAAACAGAAACGGGCGAATACCACCTCGTTTTAGAAGTCGAGGGATGGATTTTGGACAACAGACGGCGCTGGGTGATTGACAGGGGTCATTGTGAATACAAGTGGATCAGCATCAGTGGCTACGAGAAAGGCGACCCGTGGCATGAGGTTCATTCGTGACTGACATTTTTAAGCTGCTCGAGAACATTAAGGTCTGGCAGTTGTTTTTCGGGGTTGGGGTGGCGCTGATTCTGCTCGGGCTAACTGGAGAGGTGCAAGACGTTACGCTCATAGAGGGCGAAGAAGTTCATGCGACGATTATTGGTTGTATTTTTGTTGCGCTGTCGGTATTGCTGAGACTAACGCCCGACCCACTGAAGGGTAAGCGTAACGGGGTATCAGCCGCACAACTAGAATTTGCGTCGAAATTCGCTGGGTGGGAAATATACGAACACGCGGCTCACGACCTGCTGTATTCAGACAACCAACTGAGCAGTGACGAAAAGAGCATAAAGATATCGACGTTAAGGATTGAACTAGCCTTGGCGCAAGGGTTGCTAGAGAGCAAGACGGAGGATGGTAAGCGATACATCCGTTACATAAGATCAAAAGATGGGAGCCACTAAATGCGAGCACTACTCATAGTTTTTTTGCTATCTAGTTGTTCTTCGCTACCGAACAATCCGAACCCTAAGACGATAGCAGCGGGGGCTTCGGGCCGCGTGGACTACTGTGTTTCACTGCTAGGGGCTAGTTTGTTTTGCATTAACGCTAAAAGGCAGTTGGAGGATGTAGATTGAGATTCCTCGGTGACCTAGATGTCAGAGTTATTGATAAAGAAGATCACCCAGAAGGGAAGACAGGGTTTTTCGTGGTGCTAACTGATTTCACCTATGAGGGATCGGAGTACACAGTTACTGTCCCTGCTGGTACCCTTATAGACTTTGCTTCTATCCCAAGAATACTAAGGTGGTTGTTTAACCGCTTTGGCCCGTCTAGGAAAGCGGCAGCGATACATGACTACCTTTACCAAGTACAGTATGGCACCAGACGACTCTGTGACGAGATATTTCGTGAAGCCCTAGAGTGTCGGAAGGTGGGTAAGGTAACTCGCAACACCTACAAGTTTGGAGTACGAGTGGGTGGTTGGACTAGAGGGAGGTGGTAACAAATTAGGATACCCCCTCCGAAGAGGGGGGTTGCTCTGGAGAGCAGGAGAACGACATTGTGCCAGATAGAGAGAAGGAGACACAATGTCGGGAGGAATATATCACATAACCCGCCAAATACGAACTCCATACTTACCCTTATTGATGCATATTCTTGCGTCAATATACCAACCGCGACTTGCCGCTATACCTTCAAACTCATCAATAGCCTTGTAAGCATTAATACAGGGGACAAAAACTGATGCCCCTACTGCTATAGTGTCCCACGGAACGACAATCCTTACCCCATCGGGGCACAGATCAAACGTCCGTACCACCTCCTGTCCCACTATTATTTCCCCCTTTGAAGTCCACCACCCATACCGTCATGGGGTTGATCTTAAACAATGTACCTTTGGCTAACCGCACACTCTCCTTCTTCGCGCCCATCTTGTTTTTAAGGTCGGCGGTGAATTGAGCGTAGTTGATTTGTTGTTTGCCACACCACTTCCGAAACGGTTTAGGTACTAGGAAGAGCTTCTTGGTATCTGTCTCATAACGTGCAACCAGTTGCCCACGTGGGGATAGTTCAGGTTGTACAAGGGCATCTACCCCTGCCATAGACGACCTAGCATCGGCTGTAGACTTAATCCGTAAGATACTATTGTAGTTTTCAGCAAGGTATTCGTTTAGTGTTTCATCGAGGGTCACCGCCATTCCTGCGGCATAGCCCTTGTTCTCCACTATCACACCCTCTATCCAAGTTGTAATCTTAGGGACGCTGTACCTTAGTAACTCTAACCTATAGGCAATTATACCGGCTGTAATTGCAACCGCTGCCCCCGCTGACCAGAAACGATTTTCTGCTTTTAGTCCTACGTGCTTATCTATATTAGCTTGTACTTCTTTCAAGAGTTGCCTGACAGCCAATTCATTTTGCATCACGTACTGTACGAAGATGATACCGGCATGCCCATACTGTAATTCTAGGCTATGGGTAAACTCATCAGTCTCTGCTTTTGTATCTGGACTCGTAAACAGTTTATCAACCTGCACTTCTAATACACGTTGAGCCTCTGCGCTGGGGTTCTCTTTCTTCAAGCGTATACGTTCGATTACGCTAGTGTTCCCCGTAGTGACTGTAAGCAAGCTCCACGGTTCTCCACGAGGACGTTCCGCATTAGCCCCACTCACCATCCTTGCACGCTGCTTACCAGACGTAAATTGGTAGACTAAGCTACTAAGTTCTTCAGGACTTGAATCAGTTAACTCGTCTATGAACAGTGGCAGACTATGTAGTATTTCAGCCCTTAACATCTTACTGTTATGCGTATCTCTCTCGTCAAGTACTAAATCTGAAGGGTTACCCCATATCGAAGCCGATGCTATCATCGCTGTAGTCTTACCTAGACCTGAATCTTTGCTGTGAAGATGCAAAGCCGAACACGCTATACCACCGATAAACTCCATCAAGATAGAACCAAAACCCATACACACTACGTACTGATGTAACTCAAAGCCGTCACGGTTGTAGAAGTCCATTAACTTCTTCCACGATTCCAAATCCCCTTTCGGCTCAAAGGCAGGGAACAGCCCCACAGTAGAAGCTGATGGAGGGTTGAACTCAATTGAATCCGCGTGAACCTTTCGGTTACCCAATATAAAAGTTTGGTTGTCGTCTGCCCATCCAAATTGTCGGTGCGCGTTATCTGCCATTTTTGTATCCTGTAGTGTGTGAATCCAAGTTAACATGTACCTCATTAAATCATCAATATTTAATAGGGTGACCCCGTGTTTAGCCATCTCTTTTCTAAATTCGTCGCGGGAGGTAACTGCGGTCAGGGGCAGTGTGAATTCTCTAACCCCGTCCTTTGGCATGTGTAGGCGTATTACTATTGCCTCCCCACTCTCAATATCCATAACCCGTTGCACCACATAGATGTCATTGCGGTATATTTCTTTCTCCTCTACCTCCCCATCCTTACTTCTAGTTCGTACATACACCCCACCGTTAGCCCCACGAATATAGGGTTTAGGGAACTCAGGGATTTTGTAAGTGACCGTAGGTGTACTCGGCAGGGAAAACGCGGGAGCTTCCACTGTAACGATGTTATCTTCTTCGGTAGCTTCCTTAATCGACTGCCCTATATACAAGGGACTACGAAGTTTCCCCCTATTAGGACAGGCTTGGCATATCTCAGGGTTGGCCCCTTCAAATGTGTTACAGGTGTACCGCTTGTCAGGTGTCAGGTTGTCCCATTTTACATCCGTTTCTTGGGGGTCATACCCAAGGTAACCTCGTGATATCTTATGGGCTTTCTTTCGGCTACCGTCTTGGCATGCCTTCATTACTGACAATACCCCACGCCACACGGGTTCTGTTATCTCATCTGGACGTTGTAGTGCATGGCTTATCTGGGCACACCCTTTTCCCGCATCTGACAGCCTTAATATTTCTCTAAAACTGTACACCCGATTATCAGGCCGTTTATTCAGGGCCGCATCCATCATCCCTCCCGCTCCTTCCACCACTACGGTGGGAGCTGGTATCAGGGGAGTGCCTAGAAGGGCGCTGAAGTTATCAAAATCAACAGGGGGAGCACTCCCTCCACCTATAAAGGTTACCTGTACGGGGACATCGGGCTTGTAATTGTGGGTTTGGGGGACGCGCAGGACACGGGCGGCATCTGCGGTAACTGAGGGATCTGCTTTAAAGTTGTGCTTGACGCACAATGCCTTTAGTTGTTCTGCTACGGGTAGCCAATCGGCTAAACAAACGGCTTCTTTTAATATCCAGTAGATGTGTACCCCACGTCCAGAGTTGATGATAGTCGGGCGGGGTAACGTGTTAACGTGACAGAACTGCTTCAATGCAGCTAGTGCTGTTTCTTGTGTGGCGAACTCTTTGGTTGGGCCACAGTCTAGGTCGAGGAAAAAAGATTTTATGTTTCTTACGTTATCTGCTTTGCGGGAGTTACCCTCATTAAATGTAGATAGGGCAAAGTATACGTTGAACCCTTGGCTATCCAGTGCGGTTGCATCGTCAATCAGGGCATCTACTGAGGGGAAAAATCGTTGAACTCGTTTGTCTGTCCGTGTGTTCGCAGCGAAAATGCAATATAGACCGTCTTTTGCTAGGGCTTCCTCTAGAAATATTTTTGTTTCCATAGCTATCTCAAAACCGAAAGTGACCACGGCAGGGGCATAAGATCGCCCTTTTAGATATTTCTAGCCGTGGTGTATTTAGAGTATAGGCTCCCGCGAACAGAAGCCCAATGGTTACCCTAGATTAGTCGTCGTCCCAATCTGCCACGAGAGCACCAAGATCCAGTTCTTCTTTCGGTGCAGCGGCTTTAGACTTCGCTTTCTTCTTCTTCGGTTCTTCTACGGTTGGCTCTTCCTCGGGGGCATCTCCCTCATCAAACACATCCGCAGCATCCGTACTGGAGGTAGCTTCCTGAGTAGCAAAGGGGTTTTCTTCCTTCTCGGGCATACCCTCTGTGGAATCGAATCCCTCATCCAATGTGGCAAAGGGGGAAGCTGCGACATAGGGCTTGTGTTCAATAACCTGCACAGCACGCAGCCGTAAAGATACCCCTGTACCCACACTTGGCGCACTGTAAGGCACTGCCTCAACTGCGAGACTAGCGGTACTGCCCGTAGTCAATTCAAATCCCTCGGGCAACTCGGTGTTCTTCGAGTCGTACTGCTTGGGTGCCCTAGTCTTTTCGACACCATCATAACTTCCTTTGAGGTTAGCCTTACCCACGTACATGTCATCCTCCCCTTTGACAAAGGGCATGGGGATCTTTTCAGGCCAGCTATCTTTACGTTTGGCGATGTACTCGGTAGCCATATGGCCCATTAACGCCTTAGCAGTCGCGCTATCCATACGAAACGAGGTTTCATACTTCGCACCTGTTTCCAGTTCGCTGCACGGCACACTCCGGTTTTCCACTTGATCGAACTTGTATGTCTTGTTAAGACGGGGGTATAAAATTTCTACTTTCTCTATAAGGTAACTCATGCGTTCTCTCCGAACGTTAATTATTAATTGTAAAACCGTCAGTTACTGCGAAGGGGGAAACATTTCCATGTTCTACGGGGACAATGCTTAGTGACAGTGCCCTTGTAGTATCCTCATGTTCCATCATTCGTTTGACAGTCTCTAGCTCCCGCTCTTCCAAAGGCCGTACTGGTCTAAAAAAGAGTTTCGGTACGTCACTACTAGCATCGAAATACATGTCTGTCACTAGTGCAACAAAAGGTGTTTCCCTCACCTCAAGGTACCGTGCATACGCACGGAGGGGCATATCCCCCTCTACCGCGTCCCCAAAAATCGAGGTGGGCGGTAGTTGTATCTGATAAACTGTTTCCAGATCATCTACCATAACAACGGCTAAACGCTGCACAAACCTACATGCACGTCCTAGTCCTCTCCCTGAACCTTTAATATTCTGGGGGCAATCTACGCAACGGGCTGACTGTCGTTTATGGTCGGGCACATTTATTGCTGGCAGTTCAGTATCGCTAGACCAGCAGGTAGGTTTTGCCACCTGTTCAGCACTGTAAGCATCTGCGTAGTACATACGCGATACGAACGCCACCCCCACGATAACTACGTGTAGGCTTTGCAGATTGCCCTCGGTGGGAATCCCGCTAAAGGTCTTGTCACGGATACTAATCCTGTTCATAGGTCTTTTTCGTCACTCATGTCGCCCCATGTACCTATGTTATCTGCCGTTAAGATCTTACCTCCCTCTTCATCCAGCTCTTCGACTATTTCAGGGTCGCTAAAAGCATCAGTCCATGCAGACGTATTCGCGGTAGTAGAGACAACAGGACGGTCTGCCAATAGTGCAGCTTCAACTGCTGCAAGGTTAAACCTATACGTCTGCTGGATGTGTACGTAGGTATCTTTGGGGATCTTACCTTGGCTTACCCAAGTACGGATTAGCCTTTCCGATACCTTAAAATGGTCGGCTACTCCTTTGACATTAACAAATTCACTTAGCATATTTAGTTCTTCCTTACCGATATGGTATACGTAGAGTTGGAATTAAGCCCTTTCGGGAGTAAATCAGGGTTGTCTTCCAAGAATTCTTTCATATGTTTCTGGTTAATGCGTTTGTCCAATAGCGCCGGTTCACCATGCTCAAGAATAAACTTATGCATCTGATCCCAATCACTCGTCCAATACGATTCCTTAACCGTCCGATAGAACAACCCTTCGGAAGTTTTGACGCTACTAACATCGTGCGCCTTGCAGTGGTCTAGTAGAGCTGTCTTCACCTGATCAAGCTGTGCCGTAAGTTCTGCATCTTGGCTATTGAAAGCACGCTTAATATCGGTTCGACGGTCACGTATTTTTATGTACGTCTTGACTAACTTTTCTAGGGACACTTGTATCAGGGGTATAGCACTGCTCATTTCGATCTCCTTCACTTATCGAATGACAGATTGTAATGTATGATGATGAACTACGCAAGTATATCGTTGTATAAATCTATCATCTTTGTATGTATGTTGATTTTATTGTCTAACATAGCGTAAACACGTTTTTCTATAGCTGATCCTTGCAACTGTACCACAGTACATTTATGGTCTTGCCCCGTTCTATGTACACGTGCGTTAGCCTGTAGGTAAGTCTCTAACGAGGAAGTTGGCCCCCACCAGATAACGGTATTGGCAGCGGTCAAAGTTACCCCATGTGCAGCGGCTTGCGGTTGGATCACTAGTACCCTAGGGTCATCGTTGTTTTGGAAGCGCCGGAAAATCTCCGCGCGTTTAGGTGCAGGTACGTCCCCACGAATTATGGCAGTAGTGATGCCCTCTGCCTCTAGCTTGTCTACAAGGATGTCGATAACATGTCTAAAGGGTACAAACACCAATACTTTTTTGCTTGACTCATCAATCACTTCCCGTAGGACTTTGTAGCGATGCGTGATATCGAACTCTAATGTTTCTTTGGTGTCGGTGTAGACTGCCCCGCAGGATATTTGTAGTAACTTGGTCATAGCGATAGCAGCATTAGCTGCACTGACTTGTTGGCCCCCGGCATCCATGATTAGTCTATCTCGTAACAAGTTATAGTATTTAGTCTGTTGTCGCGTTAGTTCCGCCACACGTTTGACATAGACCATCGGGGGTAAATCCAAGCACTCATCCTTCGTATACCTAATAGCGGGTTGCAGCACTTGGTATACCGTTTCGGTTGCGTCAGGTTTTGGTACCCAACGGAAGTTACTTATTTTGGTCATCACCCTATCGCGGAAGGAACCTGCGAATCGAGGTACGGCAGCGGGGTTGACCAGCTTTGCTAACCCAAAAGCGTCTACAGGGCTTTGCGCGGCAGGGGTTCCGGTCATCATCCAAAGCCATTTGTCGTTGCTCATTAGTTTATTCAGGGTCTTCCAGCGTTTAGTCTGCGCGTTCTTGTAGTGGGTTGCCTCATCAACAATGATCAGGTCAAAATTCCCCTTGGCAATAGCATCAGCTACGATGTTCACTCCATCATAATTAATCACTACATACTCAGCGTCCCCCGTAATAACTTCGGTTCGTTTCTGCTTGGAGCCGTAGGCCACACCTACCTTACGGTGCATAGCAAAGGTGAACAGGTCATTGTGCCAAGCGGAATCCATGATAGATAGGGGGCATATGACAAGAACTCTACGTATGACTCCTGCATTCATAAGGTAATCTGATGCCCATATAGCACTGGCTGTCTTACCTGTACCCTGTTCGTTGAAGCAGAAGGCACGTTTGTGCATAGTGAGGAACGACGAGGTTGTTTTCTGGTGGGCGAATGGGGCGTACTTCCCCGTCCATGTGTACTTACCCTCTATAGGGGAAGGTATTTTAATATTGAGGTTCTTCAGGACATGGGCTTCGTCAATCCCCCACCTTACTAGTACTTTGTTGTTTGGTAATTCCTTACTCTTAGGTATAACTGTTGTTACTTTTGCGGGGTGCCGCAATTGCAAGAGCACCGCCTTGTTGTCAACGATTTGCATTGAGGTAGTTCCTACTAAAGGGTTGGTAAAATAGATTCACGTTCTTTTTTAGAGCCTTGGGATGTAACTAAAGTGGCTACATCAGTAGCGTATCCTGCTTTATATCCGTCACTACGCCACATACGGTTGCCTCTAAGTATTAATGACCAAAAGGAAGCCTCCTCGTCTACCTGTGTACTTCTACGTAGGTGGTATTCTGAGTAGACTAGCGTACCTACGTTTACCCGCCCCCCAAATAAATTAAATGCGTCCATAGAGTTAACGGTAGTACCTCCAACAGGACGGTCTCCTGTTGACGTAAGGTATGGCCCTAAAAATACAGGTAAGTTTAATTCTCTAGCGTAGGCGGCACATTGTTCAAAATGGGCTGCTAAGTTAGTAACATTAAGGCCGCGTCTATGTTCAATACTTAAACGAGGTTTACACTCTACGCCAAACTGAAATGACGCTCCCCATCTATCTAATGGGGCAGTCATTAAGAAGTCAATTCTTTTGCCGTTGGGTAATTTGTATTCTGCTTCACATCCCCAACCAACATTAAACGCAAGTTGCTGTATTACTTTTGACGCATCTTTTTCTGTAGCGATATCTTCCGGTACGGGCAGTGGCTTTTTATACCATCCAGTACGCTCATCAATTTCGGTGCACCCATCATCAATCTCCATCCTTGTCTCTCTTTATATTAGTTCGCAACGTGTTAACGTGGTAGGCTCTGTTTCGTCCCCAGATAGAGCCAAGTCTGCAATGAGCGATGGGAATACTATTCCTTTTATAATTACACCGCATGAACTAACCCAATTTTATTTTCAGATGCATCAGGCTAGGCATCCTCGCACCAACAGTTACTTCTTCTTTTTCTTGTAATTCCTAGCACGATTCTTGCTAGAACTCTCTACCGTCACACCGTCCTTATTCTTACCCCCTTTCGATAGAGCTTTCTTATGGCTGATATCTTTCCCTTCGCGCTTGTCTGCCTTACCGTTGTTATTTTCATCCTTCCCTTCTCTGTCCATCTTACGCCTAGCGCGTTGGCGTTCCATCCGTGCCTTAAACGGCTTACTGGATACAGGTTTGTTAACCTGCTTCTTCCTATCTTTCTTGTCCTTATATGGCATTAGTTTCTCCCGTTATGAGCACATTCAAGTACTATGCAGTGCGCCTTACAAAGCCCTGATGGGTTGGCATTCCATACATTATTCTCAAATGCTTTCTCCATACGACTGTAAGCTGTTAACCACTGCTCCCAAAGGTGTCCTTGGTCGAGTGATGTGTAACTTTCTTTTATCAGTTCATTGGAGACTACAAACAGTAGCCCCCCTCGGACAGTCTTGACGTTAGGGAAGAATTTAAAGATAGCCAAGGCCATCAATTGAAGTTGCCCCTTATCCGCGTACCGTGCATTCTTCCCTGTCTTGTAATCTATAACCCATGCAAGATCTTTCTCTTCGTCGATAATCACTAGGTCAGCAATACCGCGCCACCATACGTCATCTGCAAAGAAGTCACAGGGTTCTAGGTTCTCTGTAAGCCCCATCTTAAACTCGCATAACTTATCGCCCTGCTTGGCGTTGAGCACATCCAACGCATCTTTTGCGTAGTCAAACTGCGGTGGCATAGGAGTTTCATCTCGTATGTATTCTTCGGCAGCGGTGTGAAAAGCCGTGCCATAGAGCATAGCCGTTGACTCGCTTTCCTTGTAGGTCTTTAGGATCTTGAGGTGCTGAAACTGCTTAGGGCATTGCTCAAACGACTTTATCCTACTGAATGACCACGGGGATATACTCATTACTCTTCACTACCTCCATTCTTTTGTGCTGCTACGCAGGTCATAGTTTCGATCAATAGGGTTACAATGTCGGGTATTTCGTCTATGTCAAACGTAACCGTATCACTGCGCGGGGGGTCAACCCCGTAATCACATTGGTTGAGCAGCACCATATACTTACCTCGGTTAGCCATGACTGCAATATCAGTAGTAGTTAACGCTTGCTCGTCAGGTGGGGGGAGCCGTTTAGTAGGTAGCACCTTATGTACAGCGTAGTGCGCTTTACGTTCTAGGAAATTAATTACTTGGCTCATAGTTCGCAGTCTCCGTAATTTACACCGACACCTGATTCACAGTTTATAGGTAGTCCAGTGGCCCATACAGGAACCCACCGCATGCACTCCTCTATGTATGCACGGGCTTCCTGTTCTTGCTCTGCAAGCACGCAACTTAAAACTGAGTCATGTACTGTCAACACAGTCCTATATCGCTTGCTAATTTTTAACATCTGCTCTGCTATTATGCAACGGGCAATGGCTTGGCAGATATTCTCTACTAATTTAGCCCCATAAATTCTTACACGCCCTTTACGTGTCTGGTACGTATACTCTGGGCCGCGTTCCCCTTGTGCAGATCGTAAATCGTCATACCGTAGAAGTAACCCTGACGGTAACTTAATAGCACTTAGTTCGGGGCACACTTCTAGTACACCCTTACGCCCTAATTCTGTGGAGAATGATCCCGATATGTCTTGCCCTACTTCTTTGTCAGCCAAAAGCTGGAGCGTGTAGCTCGCATCAGTCCACAAATTTGGTATACGGAAATATGTGTCACGGTAGACCTTGATCACTCTCCGAGCCTCCGCTTCCTCCATGTCAACGCCGAACGTCCTAAGCTGATCTACAAAACGTTCATACCCCATCCCATATCCACAACCAAGTATAGTCGTCTTACCCACGAACCGCTGGGGCTTTGTGATAGCTTCCTCATCCTCAACGTTATAGATCGGCATCGCCATCTGTTTATATACGTCTTCACCGTTAGCAAACGCGGTAACCAAATCCTCCTCCCCTGCTAACCATGCGAGAACCCTAGCCTCTATCTGACTAGAGTCGCAATCAATGACCACGTGCCCCTTTGGTGCGAGTATGCTGCGCTTTAACTTCTTACCATTTACCCCTCGACTAGGTAGGTTCTGCATGTTTATCTTGTCGTCCCCACCGAACCGTCCGGTATGGGCAGCGTAATATTTTATGGGTATAGGTAGCGCCCCGCGCCCTGCGATATCAATGAACCGCTGCGTCCGTGTCTCTTCTAGCGTAGACTTGTTACCTAGTCGTGCTTGAGCCAGTGTTTGTACCCGAGTGTCTTTATGCTCTAACAAGTCTACAAACCCCTGATCAGTCTTCGCAAAGGCGAAGGTTTCTTTCTCAGTTGTTGGGCTGATTTTCATAGGGGCATCAACCCCTAGGTTTTCTAGCAATTCGGCAAACTTCAGGTTGCTCATAAGAGCTGTCTTGGTAACCCCCGCCTCCGCTATTAATTGCCACTTCCCTTGTTTAACATCTTTGAGGTGGTCTTCCAGCAGTGATACATCTAATTCCAGAACAGGCTCGATGAACATTCGTAGGGTCAGGTCTATAATCTTCAGCTCAGTACGTGGAAACGTGTTACCCATAAGTCCGAACAGTTCGTATGTTAACTCAACATCGTTAATGCAGTAGTCGCCGTAGCGACTTAACGCTTCCTTCGTAAAGTCTTCTCGCCGCTTCCCTAATGCAGCCTCAATCTCTGTTCCCTTTGCTCCAATGCTATATCTATCAGCCAACGCCTTGAGACTGCCGCCAACTTCAACCCCGTGAAGAGCACGGGCAATACAAAGAGTATCAAGGAGAACGCGAGGACGGATACCAAACAGCCAAGATAGTATAGCCCCGTCAAACATAGTGTTGTGACAGAGTAACGCAGAATCTTCCCAATAGAATCCATCTAAATACCCCTGTAATTGCTTATGTGTACCACTCGCCCATTCGGTAGGGCCATTGTTTAGCTTGACCCCTACACCAATAACCTGAAATTCCTCACCTCGAATATACTCCTCGGTCGTCATTTTTGTGAGGCTGTATGTTTTGCTATAGAAGGTTTCAAAGTCTAGTGTAATCACGTCCATTACGCGTATTTCCTAAACTCATTAACAAACCGCTTCGCCCCTCGCCTTCTTGTAAATTCTTTGAGGGTCATCAAACGTCCCTTGTAATAGCCGGTATTGCACCACTCACCCCCCAACCAACGGTACAAAAGTCCTTTATCCCCTACCCGAAATTCTTCTCCTTCAGGATCAACATGGGTTGTTCCTACATGTTTTGGCTTATATTCTGTAATCATCTAGACACCTCACTGTTAGTGATCTCACCGCCGCACGCAAGATATCCACACGCGTCGATCCAATTGTCAGCATTGCTTGGGTTCTTATCTAACCTCGCGATCTTCAACATGGTCATCATGATAGCAACGTCTTTTGAGGTTATCTCCCTTTGAAGGTAGACGCTCCAGTAATCAGCAATTCTACTAAAGCTATCTTCTGGTTTGCCGTGCGTGTTCTGTCTGTCCTGTGTGACATACTGCTTGGCAGTATCAAGAATGTCTGCCCTGCTTACTGGCAATGGTTTAGGGGGTAGATCGTCTGGTGCCGTACTGTACTTCCTCTCTACTTCACTGCTTGTCATTTAAATTCTCCCAAGTTTAATTCTAATTGGTTGGGGTTCTTTACGGGGGCACCTAGTAACACGTTTATGTCATTCATATTATCTTCGTTGACAACTAACGCGATACCTATTGCCTCAGCTATTTCAGCTAGGTTCTTCTCTTGTAGAGGTGTCGGTTTATTCTTACCGGCCTTACACTCGATACCAAAAAACCTGCCGTTATAGCAGCCAACGATATCCGGTACACCTGACTTGCCATAGCCTCCAGTCGCAGGGAAGAAGTAGTAACATCCTAACTCTTTAAGCTGCGCCGTAACTTTCCGTTTAACTTTAACTTCGGGTGTCATATTATTTCAACCCTCTCAATATTTGTGTTTTTCTCGAATGCTTGGCAGAATCCTTCCAGTGAAGCGCCTCCGTCCATAACGTAACCCGTAATCACATACTCCAATGCCGCCTCACATTCCTCAAAGGTCTGGTACTCTTGCATTGCAAGCCAAACCCCATCGCTCAACATAAATAAAACCGTTACGATCTCCATGTAGTTTCCTTTATTTGACCTAGAATTTTGTCTGACTCCTCGATCTCCTCCTGCGCTGCTAGTCGCGCTATGTTTGCTTCTTCCACCGAATCATAGGAACCTACTAACATGTTCCTGCCATCTACGAGGATGCGGGTAATAAACTTCTCGCGGCCTCTATCCCAATTGATCCCCCTAATTTCAGTCTGGTTGACCTTGAGCAGGGCTAACCGCCGCTCCTCGTCGTCAGCGATTGACAACACTCCGCGCTTAAGATTCCCGATCCGGTTATCCTTTTGGTTACCATTTTTGTGCCCTAGTACATCTTCCTCAACATAGGTTCTTATACTGCTTTCGTTGCGTACCCACTCCCCCTTATGCCCTAACCATATAAGGCGTGCGACAGGGTATTGATATGCGCCGATGTCACAAACGTAGAATTTGTTATGGGGGCGACCTAAGATCTGGCCCTCCAAACGATTTGGGCCGTAGGTCTTTCGGTATGTCATGCGTCCAGAACGGGGGTGGTAATTGAAGTACTCTCTAACTTCTCCCCGTGTAGGTTGGTCTGGATTCTCAAAAAGGATAGTTATTCTCTCCCCCTCGAAGAATTCCAGATTGCCTATCCGATCATCTTGCGTATTACCGTTTCTGTTAACGATGTAGCCGCCACTTGGAAACTCGCCAGTAACATAGAGCCATGCAATCTTCTTGGCGGCATAACTCAACCCGTTGACGCTAACCTGCCGCCCTGCTTTGGTAAACCATCCTGCTAGGTTGCCCTTTCGAGCTAATCGGCTACGGGTAAACTTGTTTGTGAGTAACCCACGTTCTGGGCAATAATCAAACAACGCCATAACTTGCGCTTGGGTAGGGTTAACTCTGATACCAGCTCCTTCCTCTCCGCTACTCATGAGTTCTGATTACGAAACCACTCGGCTCCTGCCTCTTCAATCAGAGTTTCCGCTTCTACGATCTGCACGATTCTTTCCAGTGCCTCCGCAATTCTTTCTAGTGACGCTACAACTTGTTCTTCGCGTTGGTGTTTGGTGGTCATGCGGCTTCCCCGTTTAAATCAGTACCGTGTTCTTTGTGCCATGCTATGTGGCAAGTTTGACAAAGCCACATTACTTCTAATGGCTTGGTGTAATCGCAGTGATGGCCTTGGATAGTTCCAGTAGCGTTACACTCTGAGCAGGTGGTTGGCTTGGTTAGTTTCCCATCTCTGATGGCGCGGTTAATTATGTTCTGCGCTCTTTTCTTTAGCGGGTTTTTGGCTTGGTATTCCTTGGTATAGGCCGATACTGCTTCAGGATGCTCCTGCCTCCACTGCTTGTTGTTGGCCGCCACCTCTTCGGGGTGATCCTGTTTCCATTGCTTGTTGAGAGCCGCCATGCGTTCTGGGTGGGCTGCACGCCACTGGCGGGAAGTGGCGTTATGGCAAGCCTTACAATCGCCGCGATATCCATCACGGGTACTCTTGGACTTATGAAACTCATCCAGCGGCTTCACTTCGCCACACTGCTTACAAGTTTTCATACAACTCTCCTTATGTAGCTAGGGCGATATTTAATGCGATCTTTAGAGTTTGCTTGATCGTCAGGTCAATTCCAAGTTCCGCTGATTTCGCCGTTTGTAACTGACGTAGCAAAATGAGTAGCTCACCGTTTGCAGTTATCATTTTGGTATCGAGGTTTTTCTTACTGCGCGTTGCTAGTTCGGAGGGGGACAATCCGCTTTTGGGTCTGCCGCGCCCCCGCTTTACGTTGCTACTCTCCATCGTTATCTCTCCTGTTAATAGGTTTTAATACAAAAAATATGCTTTCTGATACACGCCGACCAATGCCTTCCACAGTGTTCTTAGTGTCTGCCAACATGAGGATCGCGACCTTCCGCTGTATCCATTCTGGCAAAGAGTTGATATTACTATACTCCCCTGCATCCGTACTATCAAGACACCATAAGCCAATACATTGTACCACTACTACACCAGACAACATGTTAACGTCTACACGGTAGACCCCATCCATTTCCTCATTAGTCTTCGACGACATAATACATCTCCTCATCTAATTTATAGCCTACACCGGATACGAACGTATTTGTGTCGCTCATCATCAATATAGATATCTTACGGGGGATAAATTCTGGCAGCTCGGCTTCGGTATACGTTACAGCTTCTCCCGCCCTAGTTCCCAATCCAACATTGTATCTGTCTTGACAATCCGTAAATCGAACGCAGTCGAACCGTTGCTCGTCACCAACCATGTAGAGTCGGACAGATAGCAGGGTAATCTTGGTTGCTTGCGCCTCGGTGTATGCCACCTCCTCAAGATATTCCGCTACCATCTCGGCAAAGTCTAGATCGGTGAACTTGTAACCCCTCTCTTGGAGATGTCGTAGCTCCGTGGTTAAGCCTGAATGGTCTATTACTTTGTCTTTGCTTCGCCTCAACAGAGTATGTGTTTCATGCACAACATTACTGACTGCATCTGCCACATCTGACAGCAAGCCAACCCGTGCTACATCCACGGGAGATTCGGCCTTGAAGAATCGCCGTGCATTTTTTAACGCACGTGTGGGATTAGTCGTTGTCATTAGGCAGTGCTGCATGTTGTAACTGTTGACGTTAGCCTTACCTATATGGGGTGACCAGACACCAATGGTATCGGGGGCTTGCGCATCTACCTCATCGCCTAACCGAAAATCCCCGAACCCCACCCAGCCTGATGTAAACCTGTTAGAAGGTATATACATATGTATATTAGGGTTGCTACGTACTGCACGGGAGTAATCCCCATCCCAATTGTTCCCAACGTTACCTATCAGAAAAGAGCAACCCGAATACGTTTTTAGCATCCCCTTCAGGAAACCTATGTATCCGTCCCATCCTTCAGCGTGATGGTAACCGCCGCCATTAGGGTAATCCTCCTCTGCTGTTTTGATGAACTCGCTAAGTTCAAATGTGAAGTTGTTAGGGCTATGCTCGCGGTGTTTAGTCAGCATATGCCTTTGTGCTTGTAGCATTCTTGGTGATCCAGTCATTTCTTTTCTCCTGTTTTAGTTTCGGCATCCTTCTCGATACCAGTTCCCAACGTTACCCCCGCAAAACCGTAGTCTCGCAAGCGCAGCATATCTTTTGGTGTTAAACGGTAGTACTGACGGAAATGATCTTCCTGCCCAACTAAGGCATTAACTACCCACGCGTTAGCCCCAGAGATTGCGTACCACGTATCTCTCTCATGTATAAGTATGGGGACAAAGTTACCAATATCGAACCATGCACTCACAACATACCTGTCACCCGCACTTGATTCATTACTTTGCCACACACTACTAAACACGTTACCAGCAAAGGCTTCTTTCTTGGCGACATGTAGGTAAGCGTCCTCGTCCTTGCACTGTATTTTATTCCTACTCATCTCTATCTCCTTGTATCAATGTGAGTGGTCTTGCCAACATCTGGCACGGCCCCTGTATTATCGAATATGCCCCAGAGTACAGGCCAATCCCATTTACCCCAGCCATCACCTAGGTAGCCATCTGTAAACACGACAACAGCTTGAGCATCTATGTGGTTATCTCGGAGGTACGCAGGGACACAGTTAACGTCTGTACCTCCGCCGTCTTTAGGCTTAGTACTATCTACTAACGTGTCTAGGTTGTACTCGTCATACGTTTCAACCCGCACAACACCCCAACCCCAATAGATCAAGGTTACCTTCGCGGGGCACACGGTATCGCATATACCCTTGACCTCCGCTAATGCCGTTGATAGTGCCGCCTGACTGATCGAACCTGACGTATCCACCGCCAACACAAGGTGGTCTACCCGTTCACTGATCCCACTAGGCATATACACTCCGGTAGATAAGTAGCGCCTGTTGGGTCGGGCATAGGTAGAGAAGTCATGACCAACGCAAGTTGAGCTGACAAAGTCCCGTAGTACCTCGCGCCAATCAACTTGTGGGGTGAGCATCTTGTCGAAGGTGTCCTCTGCGCCACTACCTGACATCTTACCAGCAGCTATTGCTCCTTCCCGCAGCGCCTGTCTGATCTGAACACCTAACTCCTGCTGTTCCTCATCGGATAGACCTCCGGCACCTTCCCAATCATGGTGATCGAAGCCACCTTGACCTTGACCTTGACCTTGACCTTGACCTTGACCTTCTCCTTCACCTTGACCCTTACCTTCTCCTTCTCCTTCACCTTCACCTTCACCTTCTCCTTCTCCTTTGCCTTCTCCTTTGCCTTCTCCTTTGCCTTCAGGCCCATCACCTTCAGGCCCATCTCCTTTGCCTTCAGGCCCATCACCTTCAGGCCCATCACCTTCAGGCCCATCACCTTGCTCCTCATACAAGATATTGAATACTTGCTGCACATCCATCCCTCGGAATCTAAAGTCCATCAAACCTATAGGATTACCCTCGGCATCGACAGGCATCGTCACAAATCCCTCGCCGTTATCCAGATCAAATATCCAGATGTTATTCACGTGGTCACACGCTGCATTGGTGGTAGTGGGGCAAATCTTGTTGAGGTGCTGCCATGTTGATAGATCTTCTAACGCCTTATGATGATCCTCATGTAGCAGCAGGAACCTCAACCCTGCATCTGTTAACGAGTCAACAAATGCCCTACAGAGTATTACGTCCCGTCCGTTGGTTGAGGCAGTATGGTGCGGCGGTAGACTCTCAACGACAGTCACCGATCCGATCATCCGAATGCCAATGAATGGCACCCATGTACGATGACTGTTCAAGGCCATCTGCGCTTTATAGACCCGCTGGTCAGCGGTCAGTACTCGGTTAAGTCCTAACATGTTCCTTCTCCTATGTTTTGTCGGCTGTGAATAAGTAGTTGTTGGTATGTGCCCAATCCGTGAACTTCTGGTGCTGCATGATTCTCTCCTTGAGCTTGGCTGCTTTCGGGTGTAGCCGCCTGTTATCTGATAACTGCCTAGCACGTGAGGCGAACACTGCCCCAATCGTTGGGGGACAACGCATGAGGTAGGTGAACCATGCATCAAGCATCGGCCCATCAAGCACATCCATCACCCGATACAGCACCATCATCAAGGCACTCGCAGTGGTTGGCACAGTGGCATTTTTCGGATCTGACCTGATACTCTCCAGCGAAGGTAGCTCACCCGCTAACTTGGAGAACGCCATGATGTCGCCCGCTGCTGCATCACCCGTGGTACCAACTAGTAAAGATGTTAGGGTGTGCTCATCGTATTGGTCAGCCATATGCAACCAGTTCGATGCTGCTTCGAGTGACCTGCCTGTCACCCCATGTGTCCGATTAGATCGGGGATGAGGTATGTACAGGTTATCGTCAGGGTTCTCAAAGTCACGGAAGTCAGCAAACGCTCTGTCGTTGTCGTTCGCCCATGCCAGTATTGTGGTGTGGATATTATTGTTATACCCCCACTCTACCCATGCATCAGGGGTTGGCTTGGCTAACTCAACCGTGGTTACCCTGTCATGTTGGTGTGCTAGTAACCTGTCACCTACACCTTCTATGGCGAGGTTAGTCGTACAGAAGATAACGGAGTCAGGGTGCAGGGTATATGATCCGACCTTACCCTCCTGCACAATCCGCAACGTCGAGTTCAATACGCCTTGGTTACACTTACCCCACTCATCCAGCATGAGGATGACAGGCTTACCAAGATGTATACCCAGCTCCTCATTGGTCAGGTAGCGCACAAACCCGCTGCCATCGTCCATGTGCATGAGGTCAGGTATGGTGATATCTCCCAAGTCCTTGGTAGAACAATCGAAGTAACACGGTATGTGGTCAGGTAGTCGTGCAGCTAACATGTGTAGTATTGAGGATTTACCCCACCCCATCGCACCTTCGACTAGTATTGATCGTCGTTTCTTATCCTTCGTGGGGTTGAGTGCTTGAGCAACCAGAGGGTTGCAGATCTGTTCATGCGTTAGTGCATATCGTTGTGATGTATTCATTGTTACTCTCCAGAGTAATTAAGTTTCTAAGTTGCTTACTTTACAAGGCCGTAAAGTAAGGTCGTGCTGTCGTGCTCATGATGGTGTTATGTTACCACATGTGTACTTCTATGTCAATCTACGTCATTTGGTGTCTTTCCATCTTACCTCCTTACATGTTTAACGATGGTAGTTCCTTAAGTACATCAGCCAATACCGTCTTGGTCTGCTCACGCAGTACGTCATCCTCCTTCAATGCTTCGGTACTCAAACCCATCATTCCAGTCCCTTGAAACTGTGCTTTAAGTTTGCTATGGATGGCGATCATCTGGGTGTCACCTGTTAAGTTACAAGCGTCAAGCATGTCGATCATGTCGAGGCAAGTGTCGAACACTGACTCAAAGATCCGCTTGTTCTTCTCACCTGCTACCCAATCGAGTTGGTCGTGCAGCTTGGTCAACGCCACCGTTGTACGGTCGGCAATGTCATGCATTGCCTGATGTATCTGCGCCTCATAGTGCTCCTGATAACGTGTCTCCATATCTGCTAACTGATCCTTACCCAGCTCGCACAGCCAGTTGTTCTCTGGTACAGGCGCAAGCACCATACGGAAGTTGAACTTGTCCTTAAGCTGTTCGGACGACAGGTAGTCAGCAGGGTTGTACATATCCCCTAACTTCGCTTGTGATTGCGCTACTTCCCAATCGTAGACCTTGAGAAACGCCGTGACCAATACCCAGAACTTATCCTCGGCTTCAGACATCTTGGTTGTGTAATCAAACGACATGGCAGTTGTTACCAGCCGCTGCCCGAGATCACCCCACGGCATAGTCATGGCATAGTGGACATGATTACGTACATAGCCTACATGTTTAAGGATTGCGTCAAGCTCTGGACAATCCCCTAACAACTTCTTATATACTCCTGCCGATCCTTCTTCGGCGTTGTTGTCCTCGGTTACCTTGTGAGAGGCACGCTTATCCTTCTTGCGACCCGTCCAAAGTGATACGTTTAACTCTGAGATCATCGCAGAACTCGCGATTGATACCCGTGATACTGCTTCTGGTGCTGTTAACATACTCATACTTACTCTCCTGTTGTGGTACTTGTGGCACTGGATGTGCCGGTTTCTGATACCTGTTCCCATACCCAGCCCTGCCCGTACTCCTCATCTATGTCAGACGAACGAATCATCAGGTAGTGGTACAGCCCGTACACAGGCCAATCCCAACGCTGCATAGGGCGTGACACCATGTCACCTAGAAAGTAGTACAGGTAACAGAGCATTCGGTTAGTTATTTTTTTCATTAGTTAACTCCTCATACTGCTCATCCCAACATTCAGCGCAGTACCCCCATGTCCCACCATTGATGACTTCGGTTTCACATGTCAGGCATTCTTCACCATCCTGCTCGGCAGTTGTTTCTTCTTCTTTAATCATTAGTTAACTCCTTGCTCTCCCTGTTGATGAACGATGGAATGCCCTTGTCCTGACATGTTCTACAGTTCCAATCCATTCTGTAGTCACCATGCAGTTGGCCATTGCCACCACATTCTGGGCAGTTGCCCCGTACTTTTAAGTTAGCCATAACATCTTCAATCTGGGTTGCAGCTTCACCTACAGCCCCTTTAATCAATGCCTCACAATCCTGCAAATCCAGTTCTAGCATGAACCTAGTCTTAGTACCCAATACCTTTACCCCATGCTCGTAAACACAAGGGACGCGCTTACCATCGGCGTGAGTTTTTATACCAGCACCATGACGTTTATCATTTAGATAGTAGCCTTGATAGGTGGCCCCATTTGGGTACGTTTTGGTGTGAATACCTTGCCTCTTACTACTCATCATCGTTCTCCTCGTAATAGTCCATTAGGGCGTAAATTCCCTCCCGTCTATTCGCCCAATCCGCAGCCATCATTGTGACTTTGGATGACATCCACCACCTCAGTGACTCGCGGTAGTACATTGGGTACATCCGAAAGGCCGACCACTGGAGTTTTTTCATGCTCTTATGGTGATTCCTTGGATCAAGCATTAGGTCTACTAGGTAATTCATGCGGTCTGAAAATCCAGTATCACTACTCATTGTTGTTCTCCCATGCGCTTACGGGTTGACGAATTAGTGAATTGCGAAACTCTGTAAGGTTTTTAATCTCTTCATCAATGTAATTGAGCAACTCTTTTGGCGTGAGCTTCTCTTCTTCTTCACAACAGCCACAAGAAGAATGGTAGACAGAAGATGTACCATCTGCGTATATCTGTAGCCAATCAACGTCACTGTGATAAGAAGCTGTTTCTTCATTTTTCATTAGTTACCTCCTCATACCGTTTAACCCAGTGAGCAACATTACCAGCCCAGTAATCAGTATTATCAGCATCATAAGCAGCAGCATGAGCAGCACGAGCAGCAGCACGAGCAGCAGCACCAGCACGATAAGCATCATAAGCATCATCAGCAGCATCAGCAGCACGATCAGCATTTGCCTTTAGTGCTTCTACACTAACTACTTCACCTGCTTGCCATCTCTTAACCAGTTCTATGTATTCATTTTTCATTAGTTAACTCCTCATATCTTTTGACCCAGTAAGCAGCAGCAGCAGCACGAGCAGCAGCAACGTAAGCAGCTTCAGCAGCAGCCTCAGCCTCAGTAGCAACGTAAGCAGCCTCAGCATTATAAGCCGCCCAAGCTGCATCAGCATTTGCCTGTAGTGCTTCTACACTAACTACTTCACCTGCTAACCATCTCTTAACAACTTCTATGTATTCATTTTTCATTGTTGTTTTCTCCTTATTTGAATAGATAGCGTGATTATGGTGCTGCTATTCGGGTTATCTGGAAAAGGTTTATGTTTGACAATAGAGATATCAAACCTACCTATGTGCCAGTCTTTTCTATAGCCGTTTTCAAATTTCATTGTTGTTCTCCTTACTCTCCTGCAATTGCTGATTGATCGGATGGTCACACGCTTTGTTAACCGTGGTTTTCAAACCATTGCGGATTATCCGGTGTTGCCGTTCATGCTCTGATACCTGTTCCCATACCTGTTTCCATCCCTTAACGATACCCAAAGCTGTTTCCCTTAGACTTGCATCGCCCTTGGTAAGCACTTCCAGCAGCAGTTTCTTTTCTGCCATGTAGATGGGTGCGAACTTCCCCCCATGCATGATGATGCTCTTGGAATTATCTATCAGGTCTGCCAGTTTAATGGTCTGCACTTGGTGGCACTGGGCCTGAAGGTGCTCCCTGTCCATCTTCTTACGTGTTACACGGTTACCGTCAGACAGCACACTTACGTCTGTCATGCCCAAGACATACTCTGCTACCTCGTATCCGAATCCGGCATCGCGTATGTCATCAAAGGTTTTGTCTGTATCTTCGATAACATCATGCAGGAACGCAGCACTAATCATGTTGCAGTCATCAGTGACTGACGCGACTAGTTGGGCAACGGCTATCGGATGAACTATGTACGGCTCACCCGTGTACTTACGCTTCTGATCTCCGTGCGCTTCTGTCGCATATCGACAGGCAAAGTCAATCAACGCCTGAGATCTTTTATGCACTATCCCGTGGTGGCGGGGTTTTGTTATTCCATGTTCACCCATTATTGTTTTTATCATTCTTCATTCTCCTTCGCTTAGACGTACCCACATAGCAGCGGCAGCGGCGTACCTAGCGTAAGCAGCATCGGGATCAGACCAAGGGTAAATAGTAGTGTGAACCTCAGCAGCAGTGTAAGCGTCGCTAGCAGCATGCCAAGCGCAAGTGGGTGTGTCAGGGGTATCGGGCATCTCATGGCAGTCATCAGATACAGCATCATAATTCGCCTTCAATTCTTCTAGGCTTACGCTGTCATTATCTGCCAGCCATCTCTTAACAACTTCTACGTATTCATTTTCCATCTTCGTTCTCCAGTTTTACTCCAGTTACTTATAGGGTGTCCTATAAGTTTTTGTTAATGTTTATGGTAGCTAATGTTTGGAATTGATTTGTCCCAGCACGCTCGGCAATCCTTGCACTTGTCACCTTGCTTAGGTGCTGGGCATACGTGGGAATTTACGGGTATGGTATTGGCGTGTACTGTTGACGTGTTAGCAAATCGCTTAGGTGCTGGGCCGTCCACCATAGGCGCGGATACTCGCACGATTAGATTGTCTGGTAGCTCCCCCTTATGGCTCGCGACTATTTGCGCTTCGCGTGTTGGCAACCAGTGCTGACAATCGGGCGTAAGCCGTGCAACCTCTATGATCTTTTGGTAGTGCTCGCTGCTTTGGATGTCGCCACTATCATGCCACCGGAAAAGTTTATCTTTATTGATTGACCGTGCCACGTTCACTGACCAATTTTTATCAGTGATTGTTGCTAGTCTTCGCGCTTGCGCTGCCTTGACTACTGGCATGACATACATACCACGATCATAGGCGTAGCATTTTTCGCAAGTGGAACCTTTAACCTTGCGAAGTTTGCCGCCTACGTTGCACGCTTGCGCTGGCAACCCATATGATTTGCTTGGCATCTTGGATGCGTTAGATAACCCGCCAACGTTTTTTCTGGCTTCTGCTACATTCATGAGGAATACACTCCAGTGGAACTGACACTACCTTGATGCCTACAACCGCGCATTGATCCTCGGTCTATTCGGTCATCAGTTACAGTAAAGACCATTTCACCAGTGCTATTAATGTGTGACCACAAAGCCATCCGCGTGTGTTCTTCAATTGCTCGTACTTTTGCATACTCTTTAGCTTCTTCAAAATTCATCATCGTTCTCCAGTTTCAGTCAAAGTTTACGCCAGAAACATCTGGCTCGATCCAGAACTGTACATTCATATCTTCTTCATGCCTCTTGGTTTCTGCTTCCCACATTGCCACAGCATAATCCTTGTGGAGCCTGTCTTGTAACCAGTAAACATTTCCGGTGCGAATATCTCGTCGCATCAAACGCCACATTAGCGAATCCTCCAATACTTTTTCGAGACTAGAAAAATCCAGTTCCTTGTCCATTCTTACTCTCCAGTTTCTTATAGGGTGTCCTATAAGTTTTTGTTAATGTTTATAAGGTGAATGCTGGGGTTCCTGCACGCACTCAATAAACACCACAAAAAAGGCCAGCAAATGCTGACCCTAATTGAGTGGTTATCGGTTCCGACTTTATTATTCGATCCGTTTAACTAGCCACTTAGCAGCTATAATTTAATCAGTTACTTTCCAAAACTTGATAAATACCTTTCACGTATCGCGGCAATAAGATGTTTTTCATTGCGGCAATCATTTTTCGCATACGATGTAGTGGCGCGTGAACCTGTTTTAACTTCTTTAACTTTGTAATGAACTACAAAGTATCAAGCTCCTACTTGTTAACCTTTCGACTATAAACGGTTACAGACGTGTCTTATTTGCATCAACAATCGACAAATTCTTACGCCGATCTAACAGTGATAGAGCGCGACTTACACCATGCGTGACGTACCGCTAGCCGTTCATGACCGAAGCAAGTTCGGTACACATTCAATTGAACTGGGGATTCAATCTACATCCAGTGCTTGGGCCAAACTGGGTACGCCCTTGATTCCTTACTTGTTCCAAACTTATAAGATGTCCTATAAGTTTGCCGGAATCTATATAAACTACTACCTGAGAACACATTATGACATACTATAGGGTCGATGTCAAGTTCGTGTACTACTGTGTCCTTCTAGGTTTATCTGTGGAAATCTGTTGATTACGTACTGTGTTCTATGCCTTTCTAGGTTGATCTGTCCGAATAGCAGGAAGTGGAAGGTATCGTCTTGTTCTAGCACTGTAGCGTAATGTAGTAGAACGGTTCTGCTACAGTACAGATGTGGAGTGGTGTGGAATGATGTGGACGTTTACCGGCAGGTACTGGTAATGGATGGCGCAGAAATGTGAGCTATTGATAGTGTAGCTGTTTCCCCAGAATCAATAGTATTCTAGATCTGAGAGGGGGGGAGAGACCTCTGGGCAGGAGATATTTAGGAATCCCCAGCAGCCCTATATATATATATGGTTTATTAACTACACTATATATATATAGCTATTTCTGCTCAACCATCTGCCATTAAACGCCAACATCGTTCTATAGTGTTCCACATTGTTCCACTTTTGTAATGTAGCAGAACATTCTACTACATTATGCTACAGTATGCGTATTCTAGCTACACTACCTCTGTAACCCGCATGCCTACTGCCTCTCAGCGATATGCCCTAAAAACTACAATACAACTGTGGCCTTTGGTGTCGCTACGCCATACTCCATGAGGTACTGGTATCGAAAATTACGTACAGTATCATTAGGTGGAAATCTGTTGATTACCGTACCGTACTTTACGACACTGTAAAGTACCACCATGTGGAATAACAGGACGATACGCCATACTCCAGTGGGTACTGGTATCAGGTTAGGGTATGCTACGCTCTACTACCCGGGGCCGGGGTAGTAAGTTAGGGTGCGTTAACCTATCACCGTATGAGACGATACGCCATACTCCAGTGGGTACTGGTATCAGAGAGTGATCAAACGACAGGCACAAAAAAGCCCCAATTAAGGGGCTAATCTGTTAGTAGTTCCAATCTACTTTTTTTGTAGTTGGGGCTGTGGGTAATGTGTTATCTGATCGTTGTAGTGAACGGGTGTTGCGGGTGTTGCGGGTGTTGCTGTGGTTGCTGTGAAGATTAGATCATTGTTCATTGTGTTGTTCCTTTTAGGATTAAAAAAAGCCCCCTATTTCTAGGGGGCAGTTAAGGTTATTGTGAAATTAACGCGAGAGCGGCATTGATACTTTTCAGCATGT